CATTTTGTATCATCCACTGCCCTTTAAATGTGGGCCATGTATCGCATATTTCATTGAAACCTTGACTATCTTCATCACGATTAAACTCTCTCATGGTGTTGATGTTGTTGATGTTTATGTATAGACCTCCGCAAACAAGTAATTGAAAATCAGTCTCATATTATAGAAATACAAAAGAATATAATCCCTTTCGGAAGATCAAAAGAAAAACTTCATACGCTTATGTCGGTATTAAACAGAAGGGGTTTTGTAACTGAAAACATAACAGTTGGATATGTCTATAAAGGGAAGTTCTCTAAAAAAAAGGCCAGAATTATCATGACCGAAAAATCGAATCATTTCGGGCTAAAAACACCCTGTAAAGATTGCCCGTTTCGCACGGATATCATGTTTCATTTAAGAACTGATCGGGTAGAGGAAATATGCGAAAACCTTACTCTTCATCAGCAATCGTTTCATTGCCACAAGACCACAAAGCACGATGAAGACGGGGAAACCATACCACACGATGGAGAAAGGCACTGTGCAGGGGCTTTGATCATGCTCGAACACATGGAACAACCGAATCAAATGATGCGTATAAGTGAGCGTTTAGGAGGCTATGACAGGACAAGGCTTGATATGGACGCGCCGGTTTTCGAATCAGCTGATGAAATGATTGAAGAATATGAAGAAAAATTACTTGTTTGCGGAGGTCTATACATAAACATCAACAACATCAACACCATGAGAGAGTTTAATCGTGATGAAGATAGTCAAGGTTTCAATGAAATATGCGATACATGGCCCACATTTAAAGGGCAGTGGATGATACAAAATGATCGTGATCAGTGCATGATTACAATGGAAAACGGTTATCATTATCTTTTGCCAGCTACTTGCAATAATATTGAAATGAATATTGAGATAGGGCAAAGAAGGTGGCGAAGGAAATAGTGATTGACAATATCAACCACAAAGGATAATTTACGAATCGGAAAGGTAAAAATCATGGAAGAAAAAACTAGCAAATTAGTATTATCAGACGAAGTGCAATCAAAAAGAGATAAATTGATTGCCGAAATAACGGAAATATTACGTCAAGCATATATCGATACTATGCGGGATGCTATAGCTCCATACCAATTACAAGCTGATGGTGGTGTTATATCTGCCGCTGTTTTAAGTGCTTCAGCGAATCATTGTCTTGATCTTTTGGGTCTTTATAAACAAATACATTCACCTTCCGATTTTGAATTTTCCACAATGAAGAAAAATGTAATGGCCATTATAGATCAGGCCGGGAATGAAAAACCATGCTTACAAAAGCTGAATTAAACGAAATCGACAAACATGCCGGGAATCGTCTGAGGATCGCCCGTGAGGACGTTTCTTGTTCTCAGGAACAATTAGCGCGGGAATGTGGCATAACCTTCCAGCAAATACAGAAGTACGAAAGCGGCGCTAATAGAATGAGTGTTTCCCGCCTGTATCAGATCGCCGGATTACTGGAAAAGCCGATATGGTACTTTTTCCCGGATGATTGCGGCGGGGATATGGCGAAATATGGCCTTCAGTTTGAAAGGGTTATCAAGCGTCACCGGGACAAAGAAGATCGAATCCTTGCAATATTAACGGAGAAGTGAAGGTGGAAACATTGCCGAAATTTTTAAAATATAAATATCCTGAAGATAAAAATCTTTCAGGAGGCCATATAATTAAGAAAGACGATGTTAATCTTGTGTTCGTTAATCTTCCTTCAAAAAAAGATTTAAAAAGATTTATTGTACGATACATGAATCAAAATGGTCGCATTATATGTTTTCATGGCAGGACTGACGAACAGCTTGAACTTATTTCAAACATAGCGAAAGAATTAAAACCGTGGCAATTCGGATGGACTTATCAATGGGATGAAAGTTGTAGAGGGGAATTTGAAGCTAGATGGTGTTGCATAGACGAATGGATTGCAAAAGGAAAATATAGAAATGCCTAACGATCAAGACCAGATAGACGCGCATATTTCCGGCAAGATTGATGCGCGTGAAATGCGGCCGCATGACCCGGCATCAAAGGATGGAAGCGGCGAAGGACAATTTTATTTAAGAGGGTACTATGAAGAAAAGAAACGTATGGAGTCCGCTGCATATTGTAGAATGCGTGGCTTACCTATTTATGTTAATGGGTATCACGCTAGTTCTGGCGGTTCTTGTATTCCGGGCTGTTGAATTCGAATCGGATTGGCGTGCGGATCGGATGTGCAAACAGGGTTATTATTGTGATGAAAGGGCAGGGCCGTGACTGATATTTATTGCTGCGGATGCGAAAAAGAAGTTCCGGCAAAACTAACCACAGGCGCAGAGATTTACCCGCACCGTCAGGACTTGAAATCCCTGCCGTTCTGGATATGCAGGAAATGCTATAATTATGTCGGTTGCCACCACAAGACGAAAGACAGGACAAGGCCACTCGGCAATATCCCGACTCGTGAATTGAGAAAGGCCCGGTCCCATATTCACAGGATACTTGATCCGTTATGGAAGCGCAAAGGACATGACCGGAAAAAGATTTATTCAGAAATAGCGCGGGGTATGGGATGGCAGTCATATCATACCGGCGATATAAAAAGCGTTGAAGAGGCGCGGGAAGTTTACAAAATTGTGAAAGGAATCGATAATGCCAAAATATGAAGTAAAAATGAAGATCACTTCCATCCGTGAAAACCCGATCACGGTCTATGCAGACAGTGAAGGTGAAGCGGAGGAAAGGGCCGTTGATATCGTGCTTGAATGGCCTAATGTTGACGATGCGGAGGCGCTGGAAGCGACTGCGGTTTAATGCACTACGACATTACACCGTTAGCAAAGCCCCGCATGACAAAACGGGACAAGTGGAAGAAACGCCTTCCGGTTCTGCGTTACAACGCATTTAAGGACGAATGCCGCTTGAAACGGGTAAAAATCCCGCAGCCGTGCCGAATCATATTCTTTATACCTATGCCGCCATCATGGTCAGCAAAGAAGAAAGCCGAAATGTATAATACCGCTCATAAACAGAAACCAGATATCGACAATCTTATGAAGGCGCTTTTTGATGCTGTATACACAGATGATTCCCATATCTGGAACGTACACGCTATTAAGAAATGGTCTAATGAAGGGGCAATCTTTATAGATGAAGTGTAAATAAAAAACACCCCCCGAAGCGTATAACTAAGAGGGATGTTTCTAATCAAATTTACGGAAAGGTAAATTATGAATTAAGCTATAGCATCCTGTATCAGGAAAGCGCATTCGGTGTTTAAGATCAGTTGGTCGTAATTATCTGTTACGGCAACTTCTTCGGAACCAACCGGCGTGAAATTCGATTTCCTTACAACGCTGCGCGGCGTAGTGCCAGCTTTACGTATTTCCCAACCAAGAACTTTTTGACGAAGGGCAGGCTCTCCCATTTTCATGTAAATCAGGTCTTTACCCCATACCGGCGCAATAACAGCCGTTTGACCTTGTTTCGCGCTGTTAAATATCGCATCACCAACAAAGATGAAATCCAGTTCCAGAGCCACCGCCAGTTCAGCACCGGAAAGACTACCGGCGCGGCTATCAGTAAAACCAAGGTTTCTAAGCAGTTGTTCGTGAAAGCGAAGAGCGTTGAAAACCTTGCGGCTCATTGCGGCGGCGTTAATGCTAACACCGGCAGCGTCAAGAATTGTATCGCGTGCCGTTTGCATATCTTCAATCGGGTTGCTGTCAGCGTGATCCCGGTTGTTATATTGAGCATTACCGACCAGTGTAGCGCCCTGTGTAATGATTGTCGGGTCTTGCAGCGTATCAGCAAGCGCTTTTTCCTTACCAAGCCACAAGTGAGTTGTCAGAGCCAGCGTTTCATCAATTCTCGCATCATAAGGCTTTTCAACGTTGGCAAAATCGTTCGCGGTAATCGTACCCTGAAGACCATGATCTTCAATGCTGTAACTGTCCGAATCGCGTGTAATTGATTCGACTCTGGCATATTCGCCTTCGCCGACATGTACGGTATTGACGATTCGCAAGTGACCGTTGCCGTAATTTGCAATCTTTCCGGTTGTCTCTTTAACCCTCACTGCTGGTAAAATCATTTCTGATATGTAACCGGCTGGCAAAAGCATATTACTTGCATTTGTCAGAAATTTATCTGTAATCGCAACATTTTGTGACATTGTTTAAATTCCTTCTCCTATATCACTTCTAACCACAACCCAAAGAATGGGCCTTTGCCTAAGAATTAGGCATGAATTCTTAAAGTTTCCACATAGACCGCGAAAATATCATTATCCGCCGCGTCAGCCCTAGCGACCGCTACGGAAAGATCACCAGCACCAGCGGCAAGAACAAGATCGCCGTTTGCATCGACCTTCAGGCGATCTCCTTCGGAAATTGCCCCACCTGCCGTTGCCAATGCGCCGCCGCCTTGACCAGAGATTTCAGCGGGAGCGCTTGCGGCAACACCATTTTCGTTCGTGAAACCCGTTATGTCATCGCCAGCACCAGCGATTACAACTAGGTTTTCCACCGCATCAGGCTTGACCGCTTTGTAAGCCGCGATTGCAACAGCCGTTGCTCTTTTGCCCGGCACTTTGTTTTCTCTTTGAAACGACCCCATTTTGTCTGATCCTTCTTTCTATATTAAAACGCTTGGTATTTACCTTACGGTATAAAACTTTAAGCGGCTTTGCCTTCTTCCGCTTCCATGATTTTTTCAAGGTCCGGGTTTTCGGAAAGAACCTCTTTGTGAACATCGCCTACGTTCAGGGTCTTGTCTTCTTTCATCCGGGCTTCACAAAGCTTAACAATTTTGTCTTGTGCTTCGTCAAAGGTTTTCGGTCCTTTGTCATCGTCATTCTTTTTCTTCTCAGGTTCGCCGCCGTTGCCTTCCGTCTTATCATTAAGCTTTACGGCTTTTTCTGCAAACTCTGCAACATTATCGGACATGAAAGCTTCACGCTGCGCTTCACAGGCTTTGCCTTCTGAAAGCATTGTGGAAAATTCACGATCCTTCTTTTCTGTCGCAAGCTTTTCGGAAAGCTCTTTGTTTTCTTTTTCGGAAGCTTCCAGTTTCGCTTTCGCCTCGTCATCGGAAAGGGTGACTTCCTTGATCAAACCCATATCGTTTTTCTCTTCATCGGAAAGGGTGGCGATGTAGGCTTTTGATTCTTCAGGTGTCATTTTTGACATTTCAGGTTCCTCTTCAGGCTTTTCATTTAAAATCTCTTCTATAGCTTGCCGCTTTTTGTCGCTTACGTCAAGGTCAGACAAAACGGCTTCCATATCCTTGATAAAGGGCCGGTTCGTTAATCCAGCGCCGTTTAATGTCGGACCGAATTTTTTGCCGGTTTCGTTATCAACGTAATTTGTAGTGAAATCAGCCGACATATAACGAAACTCTTTATCAAGAATTTTCTGGCGTGCGACTTCGGTCCATTCAACTGTAATCCAAAGCTCTTGGTTTTTTTCACGCAGTTCAACCTTGCGAATCCATCCAGCGGCTTCAAGGTCCGATCTATGCGAGAAGTCAACGGCGATATCAATTTTCTTAACTTTACTATCAAAATTCTTTTTGAAGGATTTAAACATATCTTCGTCAATTTCAAAATCATCGAAGAAAGGGTGCATAAATTTTCCGGTCCGCATCAACTGGACTTCAGAGAAATCTTCGCCTTCCTGAAATTGTATTTCCTGTAAACAGATTCCGATAATACTCATATAGTTATACTCTTTCTGGCCTTTTCGATCTCTTCAGGCGTGCCGGTTATTTGAAGCTCGTTAGGATCAACCGGCTTGTTTCCCTTTTTGCCTGTTGTCTGCGCCACAATGAAAGATTTACAGTTATGGTGTAGCGGCGGCAGAAATGGCGTTGTCGCATATTCTTCTTTTGAGAATACACGCCCGTTCAGATTTTGGCAAATCGCACTGACAGGCGCAGGATTCGTAAACACGAAGCTTTCAATGTCATCCAGAACATCCGGTTCCTGAAAAACATCATTTCGTACAGTGTTTACAGTCTTTGAAGTCATATTGACCGATGCGGCTCTTAATGCCGGTCCTGTAAGATATCTATCACGCTGCCTAACCATTTCTTGATTTAAAGCCGCCGCCGAATCTGTTTCATCCACAAAGCCATTGAAGGCAAACAGCACAACCTTTTCCATGTCGCTATCAAGGAAATCAGCGAATAGCGCGGTTTCAGATGTAAAAAAGCTTTTCGTACCTCTAGGCAAATCTTTGAATTCTTCGTCTGTTAATTTTAACTCTGCTTTGGTCTTGCCGATTTCCTGTAAAACCTTATCAAGGGCCGATTGTCCGACTTCTCCTACATAACTTCTAATTGCTGATTTGAATTTATTACTACCCGGCATTGTAACAGCAAGGGCGGCGGCGCGTGCTTTCGGGTCTTTCCTGAATATGTTTACCATCTTTGAAATCATTTTGTCGCTACGTTCCCGCTGTGTGTCTTCAAGGAACTTTTGGAACTTCTGTGCGTTCCGGGCAATGAATACGGAAGGCAATAAACCGGCAAGCGTTACATCCTGCGCGGCGGCGGCGTAAATCTTCTCGTCAAGTTGGTCAGCCTCAAACTTTGATAGATTGTCATTATCGTGCAGTACAATCAGTTCCCCGGAAAGTTCTGCGTATACTTTTTCGAAGCATTTACCACAATCGCACCCATCAGTTAGTTTTTTTTTATGTGACGATGATTCGGAATCATTGTCATGCTCAGACTCTTGCTCAGAACTATCACTATTTTCTTCAGGGTTGTTTTCTTCTCCGTCCTCATTTTCTTCCTCTTCGGTTTCATCTTCATTTTCACGATCGGGCGGGGGTAACTTATGCAGGGCCGAAACATGCGCTTCAAGGCGGTCCGACCGTTCAATAACACCAGCATCAATATATATTTTAATAATTTCCGCTATCTCTTTACCGGCCTTATCATTGATCCCGGTTGCTTTGATTTTCGGATAAAATTCACGCGGTCCGAATTTCGCATCAACAAGCTTTTGGATTAGGTCTATGTCAAGTCTTTCCTCTATGATTTTCGCATGAGAAGTCAGGCCGGAAAGGAAAATGTCTGACAAATCAGAGCCTAAAGAATATGATCCGCCGCTTTCATCAATACCCATTTCCATGAAATTGGCGAGAAACGCTTTCGTCATTTCAATGTTTTCAGATTTTATGACCTTCTGTACCTTCACCGGATCATGGGAAAGCTTCAATTCTTCCAGTTCAAACCCGGCACCCATGACGATCCCGTTTGTCTGGTGAGAAGCCAGCGCGTCAATAACATCCTGAAATGATTTTCGCTGTTCGTCATAATCAGGACGAGTCAACATTTCAGCCGGTATTTTACCAATCGGCACGCCCTTCGAGGCGCGTTCGATACCGATTGCCTGAAGCTTCCGGTAAATATTCTTTCTAAACCAATTACCGTAACAAGGCCGCAACATGGAAATGCCTTGATAATTATCACCTTCTTTTTCTATGGAAAAGACGAGAAGATTTTGACCATCAATATGAACATCCACCATAAGATCACCGGATGGAACGCATTGACGTATATTGTCAATACTGCCATTCATTCTTAGATTCCACTCCAGAATAGAGCGCTGGTGTCTGAATCCAAGATCAGCGATGCCGTGATATGTTCCGAATCGGGGATGGTTTTCAACCAGTTTATGCGTCACTTCAAAAACGGAATGCCCGAATTCGATAAAAGTTAGAGTCTCAGTAATAAATTCCGAAAAGGTTTTGCGTTTCGATCCATCGCTGAAACCCATGTCATTGAACAATACATGCTCTATGAATGCAGAGATTTCCATTTCCTCATCGCTATCATCAACGGGCTGAATAAGCCATGTAGCGGATTTTATCGGTCCTTTAGAAACCGATAGCAGCATTTTTACTTGCGGATCGGACCGGCGCATTTCGTCAAAGGCTTCGATTCCCTGTTCATTTAGAAGTTTTTGAAGGACTTCTTCATCAAACATCCCGCTGAAAAGTTCGGTTCCAGATGTCCCTTTTGAAACAGTTGGCAATCGTTTCGGGCTGATGAAGTTTGCCACCTTGGAACGCAAATTCTGAAATTTGAAGTTGATATTATTTACCAAGATTTTTCTTCCATTGACGGCGCGATGGTGGTTTTCACCCTGTTGAGATTATCACGCTTTTGTTTTTCAGTAAAACCGATCATCCGATCCTTAATCATCTTTGATAGCGCATATCGGACCGAATCCCAACCATGATCAAACTTTTTGACAATATCCGGCAAGATATCTTTCGTTATTCTATCAATTTTATAGCTGTATAGCCGCGCCTCTTCAGCCATTTTTTCACAGCGCGTATGTATTATTATTTTATCAAAAGACCGGATAAATGCAATTCCATCCTCAACACTTCCCGGCCATTTGTCAGCCGCAACGATATTGAATCCTTTCCCGGCAACGTAGCTTATGGTTTCAGGCCGCGCACAATCGGCACGAATCATGTATTTACGACTCCCCGGAATCCTGTCGTACATTTCCGGTATGTCTTTATTATCTACCCTGTAGCCGAATTCTTCATACTCGATATATAGGCAATTATCGCCGTAATCATCGTGCGGCGCGATCCACATTTTGATCAAAACATTCGGATCATCTGCGAATCCCCAGTCTGCGCCGAATAAAGGACTCCACCATTCTTCCGGTTCGAAAGGCTGAATCACATATTTTTTATTGAATATCACACTGTCAGAGA